CAAAATTGGTATTTACAGGATTTTTTCGATTTACCATCTTACATTATACAAGCGAAATCAATAATCGAACATCATTTTATTAGGTATATAAAAGAGTATGGTGAAGGTATAAAATTTGACGTGAAGCCTTCAGATCGTGAATTTGTATATATCCTAGGAGAAGATATGATGATGTTTAAAAGAATGGAATGTTATAACTCGTTTATTACGTATCTTGTTGGCTATAAGGACATGACCGAATATGGAGTCGCAGTTGCAACATTGGCTGCAGCATTATATATAAAAGAACCGATTGTATCAGCCAATGCAGTTAAATCAGCGTGTGGTTATGGGCGCGAAACGATGTACTCGAAAGCCGACGTAGCGTATAAAATGGATTATTTCCAACCTGATTATAATGAAACTTTTCCTGACGTCGTCATCAAGGGATGTCATAAGACAAAATATAGGCCATGGACTATGGCGATGTTGTTAAAGGATCGCATGCGTGAATCAGCTCTTGAATCGTTAGGTAAGATTGATGGAGGCTGTAGTGAACTGTTCATTGAGATGATGGATTTCTGTCAATATATAAATTTGGATAGAATTGGTATATTTTGCTTCTCATGGTTGACTAATATAGCTGCTTTTGCTGGTTTTGTATCCTCGGACGTTTTTTCGTCACATGTACAATCATTACAAGAAATACCCAAACCATCTGGACCAATCGATCCAATAATAAAACAGACATTCAAAGACGAGATGATGAAATCATGTGAAGCATTTCCCTATGATCCTACATACGGACCAAGACAAGCACTGATGGATGCATCTAAGGACACATCGTCATCATTAAAGGTCAACGATCTTATTCTTATTTCAAAGGATATATATAAATATAGTAATGGTGACATGATTAAACATAGTATATCAGCCACGAAATCATCAAAGAGGAAGAACATTGCTATAATGAGACTTTCCGACATAGATAATTCTGAAACGTTTTATATACCTGGGATAGTATCCGGCGGATCGAGAGTAACAAAAGGAACGGGTGTTAAAACAAGAACGGTTTGCCCTAAAAAATTGGATGCTCATGTATCTGAAAGGATTCTTTTCCGTCCTTTGACACAGTACTCGAACGAAGAAAAGATGGGACCAATGCAAAATAATAGTTACATGGGTACAGCGGGATATGCAGCTTTTCCACATACATCAGCGCCATTATCATTTCATGCATCATCAGACACGAAAGTTATTAATTTGGATAAGGATGGTAAATCTTACGATAAATCTCAAAGATATATGAAGAAGGATCAAAATATGGGGTACTTCGAAGGCATTCGAGAGTCGACAAAACTATTACCAACAGGCGCGTTAAAATTAATTGATTGTAACATGCTCGACATTGCTGGTAAACTGTTGATTGAATCGCAACTAATTGACAACGGACTAACGTATTATCAGTTTAATACACCAACTGGTCCCATCTACCTCGCGTACCCTGGGAACGAATCTGGTCAGGTGGATACAACAGCACGTAATGCAATAACGAATAAAACCGACTTTAATTATTCAAGACCGAAAATACTTGAGTTCGTCGCTGATCGTGTAAAGGATAATACTGTTTTGTCTTTCAGTGGAGTTGCAGTTGGTGATGATTGGAAGTCTCAGATTCAGTTTCAGAATGACATATGGGAAGATCCTAACTTGGAGGATATCTGTGAACACGTTTTTGATGTATTTGATGAAGGTCCAAGGAATTGGGGATTAATCACTAATTCAGCTAAAGGGAAAGTTGGTAGGGGATACTCAGAATTTTGTCATATATTTGCGATACATGGGTTTTGTATGCCAAATAATATATTAGATCCACTCAAATCAGAGAAATCACCAACAATTAATTATGACGTCGGTTTGAAACTGGCTACATTGAAAGATGTTCTGGCAATGATGTCATTTAGAGGTATGTTCTATCCTAGTTTAGTGAGATATTACACATATTTATTTCCGTTATTACTGAAACTTAAGAATGGTACGTTAAAAATGATACCTAGTTCAAGATCTTGGCGTCATACGGGACTTTTTGTAACGTGCCCGAATACGAACATGAAGATATTTAATCATCTGATTTCTGATGATGCGTACACACGATCAGTCTTTAGGTTGTCGACATCACAATTTAAGAATGTTGAACAGGCGTTTAGATCTGTTGAAAAATGTATGGACGGGAATGAAGAGTTTATGAAATCAACGCAATTGTATAAAAAAGCATACCCAACAACTGGATTGTTAGATGATAAGTATAAAATGTATAGTTCTGAAAATATACTGACGCTGGCGATAGCGAAAGCTATTGAGCCTACATTATCAGCTATGGATAGGGATCAAGAAGAAGTTTCTTCAATTGTAAAGCTTTTAAAGTATTCTGAGTCACCAGTTACAACATCAAAATTTAGACAGACTTTTAACATAGTTATTGGGGAAATTGAAGATATCGAAGGGATTGGATTATCAACATAACCTACAAGTGATGTTTCAACACAAGCATTGATATTTAAGTATGGTCTTCAAAACTCGAAGGTTAGGTCAACATTACCAAAAGCGCGTCTGTTATCGGCTATTAAGATGGCAGGGAATCAGATACCTTCAACTATTGATATTGTCACACTAACAAATTTATTTGAG